GGCTTTAAGTGCTGAATTTCAAGAGTTTATGGTTGAAGCCATTAATCCTATGTTACCTGCTCTCGCTAATATGGTTCGTTCTATTAAAGAGTCCATAATAGAAACAAAAGAGTTTTTAAGGTCTATAGGTCTTTTAAGTGAATTAAATAAAGTTATTCCTATCGTTGAACAATTAGAAAAAAATCAAGATAAATTGGCTATAGCTAATGCTAAATTAGCAGAGGAAACAAAACTACTTGATGCCATACAAAATAAGACCTTTTTGGAAAAGAGCAAAGAAGCTGTTAAAGCAAATGGTGAATTTGGTTTGTCAATACTTCAAGGAGAAAAAGCTGTTAAGGATAGAATAGAAACCTTAAAAGAAGAAATAAATCAAATAAATGCTCATAAAAACAGTATAATTTTTGATTCAGAAATTAGAGAAATCAATACAACAAAAATAAAAAAACAAACGGATGCACTAAAAAATTTAAATGAACAAAAAGCTAAAGCGACTGATGGAACTGCTTTAGGAATAGATGAAAGTATGGGGGTGGTTGCACCTACTTTTTCAAAAGAAGAAAAATTAATTGGTTTACAAGAAATCGCAAGTTTAGAAATGCAAATTCAAGAAGAGTCTTTTCAAAATAAATATAATAAAATTTTAGAACAAGATGAATTATTAGCTGAGTTAGATAGAATAAGAGCTGATGAAAAAATTAGGCTTGCTCATGAAACTGCTAAAAAAGAATTGGAAATAAGTAAAAAACTTTTTGATGATAATTTTAATTTAATAAAATCTGGTAAAGCAGGTGAAATAAATTTAGATAAAATGACTAATAAAGACAAAATGGATTTAGCTAAAAAGGTTGGTTCAGAAGCACTAGACCAATTAGCTCAACACAATAAAAAAGCATTTATGCTAAACAAAGCCTATAAAATTGCTGAAGCAATATCTAATACTGCAATGGGTATAACTGAAGCTTTAAAACTCGGACCTATATTCGGACCTCCACTTGCTTTAGCAATAGGTGCTTTAGGTGCTGTCCAAATTGCTACAATAGCAAGCACTCAATTTCAAGGTAGAAGACTTGGTGGTAGAATGAACCAAGACCAACCTTATATGGTAGGTGAAGCAGGACCAGAATTAATTGTTCCAGATAGGGCTTCTAATGTAGTTCCAAATGGTCAATTAGGTAGGTCACAGCCAGTAACAGTTAATTTTAATATAAGCACAGTTGATGCTAGAGGGTTTAATGAGTTACTAGTTAATTCTAGGGGTACTATAGTGAATATGATTAATAGTGCAGTTAATGAAAAAGGTAAGATGGCTATAATATGAGTGGAACTTTACCAAATACAAGATTTAATGCGATTAACCTTAAAAGCAATCAAAAAACTTTATTTAGTCAAACCGATAGTGGCAAAACTTTTAGGAGACAAGTTCAAGGTCAAAGGTTTAGTTTTACAATAGCTTACCCACCTATGACCAGAGCAGAGTTTGCACCTATTATGGCATTTATAATTAAGCAAAGAGCAAGAAAAGAAGACTTTACAATAACAATGCCGAGCTTTTTAGACTCACAGGGCAACGAAACTGGAACTTTGCTAGTAAATGGGGTTCATGCAGTTGCAGACACTACAATAGCTTTAGATGGCTTTGCAGGAGATGGGGCAGGTAGACTTAAAGCAGGAGATTTTATTAAATTTGCTCATGATAAAGTTTATATGATTGTTGAAGATGTAACTTCATCTAGTAATTCAGCTACAGTTACTATTGAACCACCATTAAGGGAAGCTCTAGCAGATAATAGTTCAGTTACTTATGACTCAGTTTCTTTTAATGTACACCTTGTTAGCGATACTCAAGAATTTAATACTAACCAAGTAGATAAAAACGGAAATTTATTATTTAATTATGAATTTGATGTAATTGAGGCTCTGTAATGCCCAGAGGTTTAACAAGTGCAGTTAAAACGGAATTAGCTACGGGAGTTATTGAGCCAATATTATTAATAGATGTTGAATTTTCAAGCCCATTTTACTTAACTAATGCTAGTTTTGATATAACATCTAATGTAAGTGGAACATCAAGAACATATCGTTCTAATGGACATTTTAGGGGTATAACAGGTGTGCAAGAAACAAATGCACCAACAAAGAACTCTTTAACGCTTAGTTTATCTGCTGTCGACCAAACTTATGTCGCTTTAGCATTAAATGAAAATATAATTAATGATAATGTTTATGTTTATAGGGGTTATTTAGATAGTAATTTAAGTTTAATAGCTGACCCTTTTTTATTGTTTTATGGAACAGTAGATGAATTTAAAATTTCAGACAATACCTCGACAGCTACTTTGGTTTTAACATTAAGTTCCCATTGGGGTAATTTTAGCAAAACAAGTGGCAGGACAACTACAGACAATTCTCAAAAAAGATTTTTTAGTAATGATAAAGGTATGGAATTTTCTGCTTTAACTGTTAGAGATTTAAAATGGGGTAGACCATGAGTACCCATTTATATTATGCAGAAAAAAAAGACATTAGTTCTATTTATGATTTATTAGTTGAATATAAAAATACTGATTTAATTGATATATATACAGATGAAATAGATTCTAAAAAATTAAGGCATTTTATAAATACTATTATTGAAAAAGGTAAAATAATATTAATAAATGATTTAGATAAAGATGAATTAATTGGTTGCTGTATGTTTAATAAGTCTGAATATTTCTTTAGTAGAAGCCAAATAATGCAGATACAGCTAATTTATGTTAAAAAAGATTATAGAAATTTTAAGTTGGTAAAAACTTTGATTGATACTGTTAAAAAAATATCTGATGATTTACCTATAGTTTTATCTATAACTTCTGGTCTAGGGATTGACCCAGTTTTTCAAAAGTTAGGTTTTAAGAATATGGGCAGTAACTGGAGGCTAATCTAATGGGTGGTTGGAATCCTATTGAAGATATTGTAGATATTATTGACGATATCGTTGATGGTATAGGCGATATTATAGATGATGTTATAGGTTGGCTTGTTCCAATGCCAGATATCCCAGATTTTGGGGAGTTGCAAGCTGATTTAAATGCTAAAGGGGTATTGGTTAACAAAGTAAGTGCTAATGCACATATACCCATAGTTTATGGAACAAGAAAAGTTGGTGGCAATATTGTTTTTTTAGAAACGTCTGGTGCAGATAATCAATATTTATATATGGCTATTATATTAAGTGAGGGTGAAATAGATGGCATAGAAAAGCTGTTTATAAATGACCAAGAAGTAACCCTTTCTGGTGCTTTGGCTGACAATGTCCAAAGAACAGTAGATAGTTCTGATGTTAATTTTTATGCAGATGGTCAAAGCCTAATAACAGTAGAGCCACATTTTGGTACAGATACACAAGAAACTTCCTTTTTAATATCATCTGGATTAGTAGGTGCAGGTGGTGGTTCTTGGTCATCTAACCATAGATTAAGAGGTTTAGCATACTTAGCATTAAAATTTGAATGGAATGCAGATAAATTTGGCTCACTCCCTACAGTTCAAGCATTAGTAAAAGGCAAAAAGGTTTATGACCCAAGATTGGACACTACAGTTGGTGGTAGTGGTAGTCATAGGCAAAACGATAGCACAACGTGGGCTTATTCAGATAATCCAATTATTCAGTTACTAGACTATTTAAGAAATGACAGATTTGGTATGGGCATAGTTGATAGTTATTTTGATAGTAATTTTTCTGATTGGCAAACAGCTTCTAATGTATGTGATGCACAAATAACACCTTATAGTGGAGCTAGTCAGATAGATTTAATGAATAGCCATACTGTTATAGATAGCTCAAAGAAAGCCATAGAGAATGTAAAAGACCTTGTAAGGGGTTCTAGGTCATATTTAAATTTTTCAGCAGGTAAATATAACATATTAGTTGAAACTACTGGTACAGCTTCAATAACCCTTGATGAGGATAATATTTTAGGTGGTATAGCTGTAACAAGTAAAAATAAAAACTCAAGATATAATAGGGTTATAGTCAATTTTATAAATCCAGATAAAAACTACCAATCAGACACAGCCCAATTCCCACCAGTAGATGAAACTGGCTTAGATACAGCAGACCAATTCGCAACAATGCAAGCTGAAGATGGTGGTTTGTTATTAGAGGGTAGATTTGATTTTTCTATGCTTACAAGCCCTTATCAAGCCCAAGAGATGGCTGAAATAATA